TACTAAACTTAGATTTAACAGGATTAATATAATGTCATTATTAGATAACTTAAGAAAATTTCTTTATGGTTCACCAGAAATGAGTTCAATAGATACTGGAGATTTACTTACTGCTAATCAACAAACTCAAGGTTTAATTGGTACAGGTGGAGAAATGGGTGATGGATTATTACAACAAAATTTTAATAAAATGAATGAAGGTCAAGGTTTGTTAAGTAATATACCAGAAGGTGCCATATTAGGTGCTGCTCTATATAGTCAAGGATTAGAAGGTAAAGACCCATTAGCAGGTGCTTTTCCTGCATTTGTTCAGGCTGCACAAGCTAAAAAATTATTAACTCCTAAAGCATCAAAACCTACTGCATATTTAAATAAACAAACTGGTCAACCAGAATTGGTAACACCTCAAAAATATGCACAAAATCCTGAAAAGTATGCACCCTTACCACCGACAAAAATGTTTGAAACAGAGGAAGAAAAAGAAATCGGTAAATCATTTGGTAAAGAATTTTCAGAAATAAATAAAAGTTCTTCACAAGCTTTTCAAAACAATGCTAATCTTGATTTGATGGAACAATTAGTAAGTTTACCAAATATTCAAACAGGTTTTGCAGGACAGCTTAGAACAGATGTTGCATCACTTGCTAGAGAATTTGGAATAGATACAGATGTTCAAGATTTGACTGCTGCTGAAGCTTTGAAAGGTGTTAGTGGTAAAGTTGTTTTAGATGGTCTATCTAATTTTAAAGGTGCTATTTCAGATGGTGAAAGAGCCTTTTTAGTAAGTATCACACCAGGTCTTACAAACTCTATAGAAGGTAATAAATTATTAATAAATATTGGTAAAAGACAAAATCAATTAGCTATTGGTTTAGCAGAAGAGGGTAACAATTGGCAGAAAGAAAATGGAGGACTTTCAAAAAAAAATTCAGAAGGTCAAACTTGGTCGCAATATAAAATTGCTTGGCAAAAACAAAATCCTGTTCTTAACCCTAAATTAAAAGATGAGGTTTTAAAAGTAAGTAAAAAAGTTGATCCTGATTTTCAAAATAATATTATCACTCTCAAAGGTAAAAAATATGTAAAAATTGGTGGTAAATTTTATGAGGTTGACTAATGGTTGTAACAAATCCAAAATTAATAGAAGAGTTAGAAGAATTATCAAATCAAAATTTACAAGGTGAAGATGCTATTCCTGTAAATGGTAAAGAAGTTACCGATGAAAATTTATTAAAAGAATTATCTGAGGTTGCAGAAGGCTCAACATTTAAGGGTAAAGTAACATCTGCATTTAGAGCAACTAAAGATTTTTTTACAGGCACAAAAAAAACTGAATTTCCTGAATTACCTGAAATTGGTGAGTTAAAAACAGGGAGTGCAAAAGCAACAGCAGCAATTGTTGCAGGAACTTTAATAAATCCAAATCAACAAGCACAAGCACAAATCATACAATCACAATTACCAAACTCTAAAATATTTAAGGATAGATTTGATAATTTAATAGTAACAACTGAAGATGGTAAATCTTTTTATCTAAATAAACCTGGTGCATCAACACAAGATTTTTTACAAACAACTTCACAAATACTATCTTATATACCAGGTTACAGCTTTGCAGTAAAAAAGGCTGGTAAAAGTCTTTTGAAAAGAGCAGTAGGTGCAGGAATTGCTGGAGGAGGAACATCTGTTGCACAAGATATAATTACAAAACCATTAGGTGCTGAAGATATTGATGTTCCAAGAGCTGTTTTATCAACATTAATTCCTGTTGGTTTTGAAGGAGCAATTAACCCTGCTGTTTCAACTGTTTATAGAAAAATAATTGGTAATCCTAGTTTTACAAAAACTATAACTCAAAAAATTAATGGTGTTAATGTTAAAAAAGTTGTTTTAAATGATAGAGGTATAAAAGCTGCAAAGGCAGCAGGTATTGATTCAAATAAAATTAACGATGAAGATTTTATAAAAAAATTTGGTGAAAAATTATCATTTGGCACAAGAGCTGATATAGCTGCAAGTCAAGCAGGAGCAGGTAAATTTAATTTTCAACTTGCAAGATCACAAGCTTTAGGTGATGAAGAAGGTATAGCATCTTTAGTTGAAGCAGCTAAAGGCACATTTGGTAGAGAAGCACAAGAAGCATCAAGATCTTTTTTAAAAAAACAAAATTTAGATATAGAAACATCTGCCAAAAATTTAATAAATAAATTTGATAGAGGGGAGATAGAATTTCAATCAATTGAAGATGCAGGTGAAGGTGTTTTACAAAGTTTAAAAAAAATATTTGACAAAAAATCTGATGAAATCAAAACTGCTTATAATTTAGTAGATAAAGATGGTATTTTTCAAGCACAAAAAAGTAATGTAGAAGTTTTAAGAGGATCAGTTAGAAAAGCAATAGATGATGCAACAGCAACTATTGATAAACAATTAACACCAGCAACAATAAGAGCAGGAAAAATTATTGATGATTTTGTTAAAAAAGCTACAAAACGAAAACCAAAAAAAGAAGTAGATAAAATTATCCTTAATGATTTAAATAATATTAAGAAAAAATTAGCAAATATTTATAATACAGCATCAAATAAAACAGATCAAAAAAATGTTGTTGCTGTCATTAAAGAATGGGAAAAATTTGTTGATGACAATGTAGATAACATTTTATTTAGTGGAAATAAAAATAGTCTAGAATTATTAAAAAAAGCAAATCAGCTATATAAAGAAAAAGAAAAATTATTTGGTATAAATAAAATTAGAAAAGGAGCTTTGACAATAGATGATAAAGCAGGAAAAGCCATAGGTAAAATTTTAAATGATCCTGATGTAACACCTATAAAAACATTAGATTATATATTTGGTAGAGGAACTATTGGTAGATCAAGTGAATCTTTATCTATTGTAAGAAGATTAAAACAAATATTTGGAGTTGATGGTAAGAAAGCAAAAGATGCTGCAAGACAAAGCTCTGATTTTCAAGCATTGAGAACTGGTTTTTTTGAAAGATTGATTAGAGATTCAAGTAGAAATGGCAAATTTAATCCAAATCAATTTGCAAATAATTTTAATACAATTAAACAAAGAAACAAAGATCTTTTAGATGAATTATTTGATGATGATGAAATAAAACTAATGTCAGAATTTGTTACAGAAGTTGAAAAAACTTTTAAACCAAAAGATTTAGTAAATAGTTCAAATACTGCATCTGCTTTATCAAGAACAATACAACAAGTAGGAAGAGCATTAGTTGGTATTTTTGGTTTTAAATTTGCAAATATTCAAGGATTATTAGCTGCTAGAGGTGCTTTTGATAGAGCAAGAGATATTGTAAGTCAGAAACAAGCACAGAAATTAATTGAAAAAGAATTGGTTGCAGAGTTTGGCAGACCTATCAACCCTACTGCGAATATTGCAGGAATAATCGGTGGACAAAATATTTTAAATCAAAATAGAACTACTGATGCACCAAGATTACCACCAAGTTTAGCACAATGACAACTCAATCTCAAAAAAATTCTCATGATATTATCAAAATTCAAGGTGAACTTAAATTAGTACATCAAAAGATTGACACTATAAAAAATAATCATCTTAAGCACATGGATGAAAAGATAAACAATATATATAAAATCTTATGGTTCGTAGCTGCACTAAGCATATCAAGTCTAGTCAATTTAGTCTTAAGTTTAATTCAATAGATATTTCTGCAAGACAAAAAAAAACATCTATTAAGGGTGTGGTGGGTGAATATGAAACAATAGCAAAGCTGACAAAACAAGGATTTTATGTAGCAAAAAGTTGTGATCCATCTTGTCCATTTGATATTGTTATAGTGGATAAAGATGGTAAAATACAACTATTAGACATAAAAACAAATACTTATAGAAAAACAAATAAGGGAAAAATTTTAAAAAACAAACCTAAAGGCTCTTATAGAATATATAGAAGTCCTACAAAAGAACAAAAAAAATTAGGTATAAAATTGGTAATGGTAGATTATGAAAAGTAAACCTCTTAACATATCAGAATCGGCTTCTGTACAAATGCCGATGAAGACAGTTGCTAGTTTAATTTTATTGGTGGCTGCTGGTGTTTTTGCATACACAGAACTAACTGCAAGGCTAGTATCGTTAGAGACATCTAGAGAATTATTTGAAAATGATTTACTTAAAAAATCCGAACAAGTACCTGTGGATCAAGAGCAACATTTTTTATTGGAGGATCTTTATAAGTCTGTAGAGAAGATGGAAAAAACTCAAGAAATGAATATGACAAACAAAGTCAATATAGAATTTCTTAATTCACAATTAGAAAAAGCATTAGCTGATATTGAACAATTAAAAGATAAGGTTAGAGAAAATGGAAAGAATTACTAGAAAAGTTGTGCAATATATTTCTGATATGGAAAAAAAAGCAAAGCAAATGAACTTTGTAAAAAATTTAAAAAAAGAAGTAGAAACTGGCAAACATGGTACACAAAAATATGTTATCAAACAAGGTCAGAACAAAGGTAAAGTATTATGATTGAAACAATTGTAGGTTTGCTTTTAATTATTAATGGAGAAATTAAAGAAGCAAGAATACAAAAATCAATGTCAGAATGTTTAAAAGGAGCTAGAGTTGCTAAAAGAGAATTAAAATATAATACAAATATTAAATATCAATGTATTCGTAGCAAAGCAGAATTAGAAAATAATATAGATGGTAGTAAATCAATTAAAAAATTAATATTAGAATAATGGATAAAATATTTTTAAAAATTTTTGGCACAATAGATAGTTATTGCAATTGGGTTGAAAAATTTTTTATACAAAAACCTAGAAAAAAAAATAAAACAAAATGCAAAAAATGTCATTGTAATTGTCATTGCAATAAACCCTTGCATACTCATTGGCATGATGGGGATTTGTGTGCTTGTGGAGGTTGTAAACATTAAGTATTTTATGAGGTGTAATTATGGAAAAATTTATGCTATTACTAGAATGCTTATGCAGAAGATTGTATGGTTTTGTATGGCGATTAAGAATAAAATTAACAACAAATTTGGAGAGAAGAAATGTACGAAAGTTTAAAAAAAGAAATACAAGAACATGAAGGTTTTGTACCAAGAGTATATAAAGATAGTCTTGGCAAAAGAACTATTGGATATGGACACCTATGTGTAGAACCTGAACAATGGGATGACAATAAAGAATATACTAAGGAAGAATTACAAAATGTTTTTAACAAAGATTTTGATGAAGCACTTAAAAATGCAGAACATTTAATAGGTGAAAGACCTGTCAATCATATTGCTAAAGAAGTAATTATAGAAATGGTTTTTCAATTAGGTATAGGTGGTGTAGGTAAATTTAAAAATATGTGGAAAGCTCTTGATAGTGAAGATTATGGTGAAGCATCATTTCAAATGCTAGACTCACTATGGGCTAAACAAACACCTGCAAGAGCTGGTAAACTATCAGGTAAAATGAGGAGTGCAAAATTATAATGTGGTTAAATATAGCATCTAAATTAGTTCCAGGTATGATAAAAACTGGTATGTCTATAGCTGCTAACAGAAGAAAGACAAAAGAATTAGAGTCTGTAGCAGAATTAAAGTTAGCTGAAAAAATGGCTAATGGTGAGGTTGAATATAAAAAAGCTGTCATAGATTCACATAAAGGGGATTGGAAAGATGAATTTTGTTTGGTGCTAATCTCAATCCCTTTGCTTTTATTAGCTTGGTCTGTGTTTAGTGATGATCCTAACATACAAGCTAAGATAGATATATTTTTTGATAAGTTTGCAAATCTACCAATGTTTTATCAAGCTCTTGTAGTTGGAGCTTTTAGTACGATACTTGGTATAAAAGGTGTTTCTACATTTAAAAAAAAATAGATGTCTGACAACAGTTTGGATATAATAAATGAATATAAAGATCAGGTTCGTATATTAAAACAACAAATAAGTGAACTTGAAGATGCAGGTAAATCAAAAGATGCTGCTAACAAAAGATGTTTGCAGAAATTAGAACATTTAACCAAAGACCTTGAAGATGCTAACGCAAAGATTCAAAAGTTGGAGGACACAAAGGATGAAAAATGAAAATAGCTTTAACAATAGTAATGTGCAGCACACTAGCCAACACTTGCCTAGACCCTCACACTTTTCCTAAAGTATATGATACTTATTATGATTGTTTATTAGATGGCTACCAAAAATCATTAGATAAGACAAAAGAAATAGGAAAAAAAGAAACTAATCTTTATCAAATATATTCAAAGTTTGGATGTAAAGAAGTTATTACACCTCCACCAAAACCAAAAATAAAAGCATGATATATTGTGTGATATGGAAAAAAGACAATAAATATGAAATGTTTACTAATACAATATTTGCAACAGAAGAAAAAGCCATAGAGTTTAGAGATAAACAAAAATCTATGCGTAAAAAACATGATTGCAGAGTTGTAGAATTTGATTATAAATACTTTAATGGAGTAGATAAGATAGATTAATATGGCAATAGATAAATCAAAAATGAAATGCAATTCACCTAGACGACAAGTACAAGGTGGTAAAAAATTTGTAGTTAAAGCCTGTAAGGGTGGTAGAGAAAAGATTATTAGATATGGTGATGCCAATATGAAAATTCGTAAATCTAATCCAGCAGCTAGAAAAAGTTTTAGAGCAAGGCACAGATGTGCTAGTGCTAAAGATGTATTTTCTGCAAGATATTGGTCTTGCAAAAAATGGTAAGGTCTATTATAAAAATAATAGTCAAAGTAAGAATGCTATATGCCAATTTAAGAGGTCATCCTGGTAAAAAATGGAACTATGAACCTGGTGATTGGTATATGGGTCGTAAAAACAAAAAGGAGTAAATATGTACGGTAAAAAAAAACCTATGAAAAAAAAGAAGAAAAAGAAAAATAAAAAGAAAAAAATGGTTAGCAGATATTAATATTAGGTGAAATCATGTTAATGGTTGGGTATGGTTGGAGGGTTATAAAATAGGAGAAAAATATGCCAAAAGGAAAAAACAAAAAGTATAGTAAAAAACAAATGAAGATAGCAAGAATGGCTCCTCCATTTGATAAAATAACTGGTGCTGACTTTGCCAAACTTAAAAAGAAAAGGAAAAAAAAATGAAGGAACTAACAAAAAGACAAAAAGATACTTTAAAAAGACACAAAAAACATCATACTAATAAACACATGGCTATGATGAGAAAAGCTATGAGAAAAGGTAAAACTTTTGGACAAGCTCACAAAATGGCTATGAAAAAAGTTGGTAGATAAATAATGAAGCAACATATCATAAAAGCATTAGAAAAAAGATATGAAGCTGAAGTATGTGAGTCTGAAGCAACAATAAAAATTTATTTTAATAATAGTGTTGGTATTGGTGAACACCCACAACACATTGATGAAATAGATAAATTGGTAGAAAAGATAGCCAACGCAGAAGAAAAATTAAAAATAATAAAGGAGTTAGATAATGGCTAAATTATGTGCTGCTGGAAAGGCTGCTGCAAAAAGAAAATTTAAAGTCTATCCTTCCGCTTATGCTAATATGTGGGCTAGTAAATATTGTAAAGGCAAAGTAGGCAGAAAAAAAACTAAAAGAAAAAGATGAGTTTAAGAAAATGGACACAACAAAAATGGGTTGATGTAGCCAATAGAAGATCGGATGGTTCATATCCCCCATGTGGTAGATCAAAAGGTGAGAAAAGAAGAAACTATCCAAAGTGTTTACCTATAGCAAAAGTTAGATCAATGACAAAAAGTGAATTATCTGCTGCTGTAAAAAGGAAAAAACAAGCTGAGAGAAAACCAAGAAAAGGTAAAAGACCTAACTATGCGAAAACATAGAAAGAATTGGAATAGAAAAAAAGAAATCATAACATTAGTTGGAAGTTGTAAATATTGCGGAGAAGAAGTGTTGAACACAGATAGCTTTGTAAGTTTTTTTCAATCTGGTCATGCTCACTATGAATGTATGCGTAAAGATGCTGATGATAAAACTTATGAAAATGAAGTTAAGACCTAAGTTGTTTCATGGTTTTTTTTACTAATTCAAACCACTCATCATAATATTTTTTATCTTTTGTTTTATTATAAAGATTGGCTAGTTCATCTAGCCTATTTGTTTGGTGATCTCTTAATGTTAAATCATTGAGCCAATCATATTTTTTAAATGAATGACCCAATGACATAATATTAATTTTTCTTTCTTGTATTTATTAGATTAAAGTATCTATCTTTTTCTTGTTTTTTTAATGTATCTTCAATTAACAAGGCATCTTTGAGTTTTGATTTTAATACCCAAGTCTTATCTAATTCCATATAAGAATTTGGATTGGGATATAAATTTTCATTCTTAACTTGATTACCCCTATGAATTTCAGGATATTTGTCTTGATAAGTAATATTACTTTCAAAAGTTCTGAAGTTAAAACCTTCAAAAAAATATGTTATTGGAACTTTAAAAAATTCACACAACAAAATAAGACCTAAAGGATTTATTCCATTTGTGCCTTTTTCATATTTTTGAACTTGTTGAAATGTAACATTCAATACATCTCCAATCTTTGTTTGATTTAGTTTTCTTTCAACTCTTTTGTTTCTTATTTTAATCCCAATATGTTTATCTATTTTAAGTTTATTGGGGTCTTTTTCTTTTGCAGACATTAATAGCCTTCCTTTCTATTTGTTTTTTTAAATATTATTTATCTTTCGTAAATAATTTTTGCTTCTTTATTTTGAGCTTCAACAATCCTTCTTACTAATTGTTTGTACTCAACATAATCCTGAATTGTATTAGTACATAATCTGCCATCAACAGTAGCCATGATACTGTTATGACATTTTTGTAGCTTCCCATACAATCTAGGAAGTTCATTGGTTAGGTTCATTCCTATCCTCCTCCTTTTTAATTATGGAATGCTGTAAATTTTTTCCAGTTATTTCTTTAACAACTGCTTTATCACTAGCATCCCTTTGACTTGTTGCTTTCTCAACAGAATCAAATTCTTCCTCCAGAGTTGCCGTTATTTCATAATAATATATTTTTTTACAACTCATAGTAATTATTGACTTTTAATTTACTAATTTTAGGTTGTTTAGTCAACATATACTTTCGCATAAACACATCCTCTGATTTTATTAACTTTAGCTTCTCAGCATTCTTTAATAAAATACCTATCCTTTGTTTAGTCAAATTGAGTGCCTTTCCTATCTCATCTAGCTTTGGAAAACATTGATGTTCTTCATAATAAATAGCCATAAAATCAATAATTTCTTTAATTCTAGGACTATAAAATATTTTAGTCATTGTTCTC